GCGCAATCTGTTGATGGAGGCTTTTGACGGTCTGGATTACAAACTGGCCGCGACCGCTACGCCATCGCCAAACGACCATATGGAACTTGGCAACCATGCCGAATTTCTAGGCGTGATGCGTCAGCAGGAAATGCTGTCAAAGTGGTTTATCAACGACACCAGCACTGCATCGCAGGAATGGCGGCTGAAAGGCCACGCGCAAGAGGACTTTTGGTCTTGGGTGGCGTCGTGGTCGCGCTGCGCAACGCTGCCAAGCGATCTTGGCGGTGACGACACGGGCTATGTCTTGCCTGAGATTGATCGGCGCTTGCATCATGTTGAAGCTGACCGCATGGCGGATGCTGAGCAGGATATGCTGTTTCGCATTCCAGAACTGAGCGCGACCAGCTTCCACAAGGAAAAGCGCCTTACAATGAAGGACCGATGCGAAAAGGCGGCGGAACTGGCGAACCACGATAGGCCGGTGACGGTCTGGTGTGAGACAAACGAGGAAAGCGCATTGCTCACTTCGATGATTGACGGGGCCGTTGAGGTTCGCGGCGATCAAAAGCCGGAGGAAAAGGAGGCGCGGCTTTTGGGCTTTGCCGATGGGCAGTACCGGGCAATCGTGACAAAGCCAAAACTTGCGGGCTTTGGGGTAAATTGGCAGCATTGCGCCCATGCTGTTTTTGCGTCAATCTCGTTCTCATACGAGCAACACTATCAGGCGGTGCGGCGGTCGCATCGCTTCGGTCAAAAGGAGCAGGTACGCAACGATATCGTGATTGCCGATACTGAGGCCGCTATCTGGCGGGCCATTCACGGCAAGGCTGAGAAGCACGAAGAAATGAAGCGCCGCATGTCAGACGCTATGCGCCGCGCACAATCTGAAACACAAACCCGCGTGAAATATGACCGTCCTCTGGACCTCGCATTTCCGCACTGGATCAAGGAAGAAACAGCATGACAAAGCAACCGGAATATCAAGGCAACGGATGGGCCATCCATAACAGCGATTGCATCGAGGGGATGCACGCTATGCCGCAAAACAGCGTTGATTGCGCGATCTTTTCCCCGCCGTTTGGCGATCTGTTTGTCTACTCAGACAGTGAGCGCGACCTTGGCAATGCTGGCGAGGGCAATGCGTTTATGGAGCAATATCGCTTCTTTGCTGAAGCGCTGACGCGCGTTCTTCGTCCTGGTCGGATTGCATGTGTTCACTGCACTGACCTGCCCATGCGCAAGGGCAAGCACGGCGCTATCGGCTTGCAAGACTTCTCTGGCGATCTTATCCGCGCCCATAGCGCGGCGGGTTTGGTATATCATGGCCGCGCGACGATCTGGAAAGATCCGGTAGTCGAGATGCAGCGCACCAAGGCTATCGGATTGCTCTACAAGCAGATTCGCAAAGACAGCGCCATGAACCGCGTCGGAATGCCGGATTACATGCTGTTTTTTCGCAAGGACGCACCAAACGAGCGGCCGATTGCACATGCGGCACCGGAGACCGGAACAACGTCAAAAATCACAGGATGGTCATGTGGCGATTGCGATAATGTAGTTAGCGGGGATGCAAGGCCTGCTGAGGATCATTGCTGCGGATTTGGGTGGGAGCCAGTTTATGAGCGCGTACCAGTCGTATCCAAAGAGGCTTTGCGCATCGCAAAGGAATGGCTTGACGACCTGACACGCCAAGGGCTTTGCGCAGGAACCCCGCCGGATGAAGTGCTGGCCGAACTTATCAAGGACGCTGAGTTTGACGTGATGGAGTGGCAGCGGGTCGCAAGCCCGGTCTGGATGGATATTCAACAGGGCAACGTCCTGCGCAATTACCGTGATGCCAAAGGGGCCAATGACGAAAAGCACGTTTGCCCGCTACAGCTTGACGTGATCCGCAAGTGCCTTCGCCTATACACCCGTCCTGGCGATGTTGTGATGGACCCGTTCAACGGCATCGGATCGACTGGATATGAGGCCGTCAAGGCGCGGCGCAAGTATATCGGTTTTGAGTTGAAGCCGGAATACGCAGCGCAGGCTAACAAGAACATGCAGGAAGCCGAACAGCGCGGCGCAGACCTCTTTGCAGCGGAGTAACTCATGACCATCTCATTCCTCCAAACAGCCCGCTACAACGCACAACCCCGCCTTGCCCATCTTGACGATGGGCAGGCAAAGCCAACGCCGCAATTTGACAGCTTGGACGACTTGATTGCAGCGATGCACAAGGACGCTGCAAAGACCCGCAAAATCCTTGGATCAAAGGAGCATCGGGATATTGCCCAAGACCCGACGCCGGAAGGCGATATTCTGGACGCAATCGCGGCAAACCCAGGCATCACAGGTGCAGAAATCGCGGCGCAAGTCGGTAAATCGCGCAGCAACATCGCGGCGCGGCTTTGCAGCATGGAGGCGCGTGGCCAATGCCGGACCGAAAAGGAACTAATCGACGGGTGCTGGCGAAAGCGCTTTTACCCCGTTGCAAACCCGCCCAAGGCAAAAAACGGCAGACCGGCCAGAAAAAGCCCGGTGCGCGACAAGGTGATTGCCTTCATCCGGTCCAACCCAGGATGCACAACGCCGCAGCTGTCCGATTACATGAAGTGCAGCAACAAGATGGGCGCGGCACACATCGCTGAAACGCGAAAGGCGGTCAAGATCACGTCAAAGCGGATCGGTGGCAATAACACGCCGATGGCGCATTGGGTGCAGGAATGACCGACCGAACAACCCGCATAATCCGCAGCGCAATTCCCGGCGAGAGCAGCAGCGCCTATGGCTATGTCGCACTGGTGACCATGCCGCGAGCGCCGTGGGAGGAACATCTAAGCAAAGACGACGCATGGCGGCAAGCCCGTGATCTTGGCGTATATGTCAGGACGGATCACAGGGAACCGAAAAGGAAGGTGACGAGATGAGCATTGACATCAAGGACGCCACTATCGAGGCGCTGAAAGCCGAAAACGCGCGATTGCAGCGCGAAGTGGACAGGCTTGCAGAGGCATGGCGGGCGGTCAAATCTGAAATCGACAAATTGCCGAAAGAGGTAGACACATGAGGGCCGCAATCGTCGCCATGCTTATGGCATCGGCAGCACATGCAGAACCAGAAACGCTGACGAATGGATCATTCGGAGGCGACACGGCATCGCTGCATATGGATGGCGCTTACTCTGGCGTCTTGAGCTACCACAACAGCGAAATGCAATCGTCGGCAACAGGCACATGGCCTATCGCAAGTGATGTCGTAACATGCAGCATCACCATAATTGCCAAGGGCGCGGCACCTGAGACCGCATCGGTAGAATGTGGCGATGGATGGATTGTCGAGCCTGAGACCGCAGACGTGCCTGATGGGCAAGGCTTTGACTTTGTGTTGATGTATCAGGCATATTGAACACGCAAGCCCAGCGGGCGGTGGCGCGGTGGTCGCAATGTCATGGAACATAGTAACCGCAAACACCCGCAGCATCGGCGCGGTCCCAAGGCGACCTTTTCCTGCCGCGTGACGGTGCATTTTTTGAAATTAGGTGTTTACACACCGGACAGAATGTCCTATATATGGGGCATAGGGCAATGAAGCCCGCTCAATAGGAGATAGACAGATGACAAACGAAACCCTCACCAACGAACACAAGGCCGCAGTACTCAAAATTGAAGAAATGGCTTCGAAAATCATTTGCGAAATGAACCAAGACTTTCGGTTTTGTGTGGAAGCTGATGAAGCATCCATCGCGTCCGCAGCGTCTTCTGTGAAGAATCTGTTTTCAGAAACCGGCGAAATAAAAGCAAACTACGCGACTGGAAACGAAGCCTCGATTCTTGCTGCATCATTCCTGCGCCGCGCGGAAAAAGCACTTGGAAATATCAAGTCATTTGAGGGGATGTAAAATGACAAACTACAAGATCGGCTATTACGTTGAAACAGCAGAGGGCAAAGCCTTTGTGTGTTTAAAGGTTCTGCGTGCAGAGTTTGATACAGAAGCGGAGGCGATGGTAAGGCGCATGGGTGAAAACGGTAAGCCGGTTGACTTGGACGGAAACCAACTGAATGGTCTTTACATCCGTCGCAGCGGCGTTGAGTGGTTTGCGGGGTATTAAGCGCACAATGACACCCGAACAATTCCGCACATCGCGCAACAACCTGGGCCTTAGTCAACGTCAGTTGGCTGAGGTCTGGTCTATGGGTGCCAATGGAGAGCGCACCATAAGGCGATGGGAGCAGGGAGACACGCCGGTTAACCCGGTGGCGGCTTACTGTATCCAGATGATGTTAGACCAGTCTGGCAAATGTTAGACGGATGTTAGACGGGCAACCGCAATCATGGTAAGGTGAACACATGACACTAGATCAATTCGCAATCATCGCACTCACGGCGCAGGCAGTTGTTCCTGTGCTGATCGTATGGGGGATGGGGTGAGTAAGGTAGGCAGGCCAAGTCAATACACGCCCAAAATCGTCAAGGCGGCGTGGGAGTACGCCAACGGCGGATGGATTGCAGCGGGGGACAAAGTGCCTTCCGTTGCGGGATTGGCGTGTGTAATCGGCATAAGGCGAGAGACTTGTCACGCTTGGGCATCGGACCCTGAGAACGAATTTTCTAACATCCTCAAGGTGATTGCCGAAAAGCAGGAGCGCGAATTGGTCAACAATGGCCTTACAGGCGACTTCGTGGCACCTATCACCAAGATGATGCTGACCAAACACGGCTACTCTGATCGGGTGGAGCAAGACCACACCAGCAGCGACGGCAGCATGTCACCGCAAAAGCCGGTGGATGAAAAGCTGGTTGCCGCGCTTGTGCAAAAGCTGACAGAGTAAATGCCAATCAAGCCTATCGAATGGGAGGCGCTTTCGGAGGCTGAGCGATCCGCTCTAGTAGCAGCTGGTCAATCGTCACCACTTGCATTCACATCTCTTTGGTTCAACGTCACGCAAGGCGATAGCTTTCGGGCAAACTGGCATCACCACTATTACGATTGGGCCGCGCGTCAAATGCTGGACGGCAAAGCGCACAATGTTGTTATCAACGTGGCACCGGGCGCAACCAAGACTGAATTTTGGTCAATCCACCTTCCGGCATATTGCTTAACCAAGTTTCCCCGCTTGCGGATATTAAACGCCAGCTACTCGCGCGACCTTGTGACTGAAAACAGCGAAAGAACACGCGCCTTGATCCGGTCGGATGAATGGCAGGCGGCATATGGTCACGAGATTGAAAAGGACAAGGCGGATAACTGGACGGTCACCCGCAACGGCAAGCGCATATTTCAAATGTTCAGCCGGTCAAATGGCGGGCAGATCACCGGCGCACGTGGCGGGTTCATGGGGAATGGGTTTTCCGGTTACGTTGGCGCGGATGACTGGGATAAGCCGGACGATATGTTTTCCGACGCCAAGCGCAAGAAGTCGCATGTTAGGCTGGTCAACACGCTTCGATCAAGGCGAGCCAAGAAGGACGACAAAAACCCTACGCCGATGCTGTTTATTCAACAGCGGTTGCATGTAGACGATAGCAGCGCGTTCATCCTTGGCGGGGGGATGGGACTTTCGGTCGATCTGCACATCACTATTCCGGCTTTGGTGGACCAAGATTACATCGACAACTTGCCAGACGGCATACGGGAGCGCTGCGAGCGGGACGTTAAAAAGGGCGAGTGCGTCAACGGGCAATGGTCATTTTGGCCAGAGGCCGAAGGCGTCAGAAACCTAATCGCGCTACGGAATGCGAACCCGTACACATTCACAAGCCAATACATGCAGCACCCAGAGAGCCTTGACGGGGGGATATTTAGCTCTGACGACTTCGTTTATTTTGGCGATGATGATGGCGCAGACCTGCCGCATCCAAACCATTACGATTATCGAATTATCACGGTGGATACGGCGCAAAAAACAAACACGTGGAATGACTGGACCGTTTTTGCGGAATGGGGCGTTACGCCAACGCACATCCACCGGCTATCCTATCAACGGGCAAAGATGAAGGCAGACCAACTTCGCCGTGACTTTGCCTCATTTGTAAAATCTGCGCATAACAAGAACAGCCCCAGGGCCGGTGTTTTGAGGGCGGTCTATGTTGAGGACAAATCAAGCGGGACCGGGTTAATTCAAGAAGTCGATGGCAAGCTGCCGATCCGCATCACTCCAGTGCAGCGAGACAAAGACAAGCTGACCCGCGCTATGGACGTTCAAGCCCATCATATTGCGAAAAAGGTCGCTTTGCCGTATGGTGAACCGGACAACTTCGAGTTTGTGAGCGAAGTCGCGGCATTTTCGCACGATGACAGCCACAAGCACGATGACCAAACGGACGTAATGATAGACGCCCTGTATCATGCGTTTGTGCAAGGCAGCAACGGGCAAGTATTCGGAGTGCTTTGATGGTCTGGCCATTCACACGCAAGATTGAAGAAAAGGCGCACCCAGCAGGCAGCGCATTGATGATCGGCGGCGGGCCAGCCTGGGCGCGTAAAGACAAGTCGCAGCAATACATCACGGAAGGCTATCAGCTAAACGTGATCGTTTACCGCGCAGTCAACGAGATCGTGCGGGCGGCAACGTCAATCAACACCGAACTTTACAACGGCGAAAGCGCGGTGGAGCAGCACCCGGTTCTGGACCTGTTGGCGCAACCGACACCCGGCGGCACATGGCAATCGTGGCTGACCGAAATTTTGGTCAATCGGATGCTCTTGGGCGAATATGCAGCGGCAGCTGACAACCCGCGACAGCCGACCGAAATATGGCCGCTCTTGCCGCTCAATATCGCAGTCGTTCCCGGCCCGTCCGGCCTTGCGCGGCAATACATCTACGAGGTCAACCGCAAGAAAACGTACTTCGACGTGGACCAGATCACCGGGCAGTCTGACCTGCTATTCGTCAAGACGTACAACCCTGCGGACTATTGGCGCGGGCAATCCCCGCTCATGGCGGCGGCAATCGCGGGCGATACGCACAACGCCGGAATGCGCTGGAACTATTCGCTGTTGAAGAACAGCGCACGGCCTAGCGGCTTGATCCGGTTCAAGTCGGGCTATCCATCCGGCGAAATGATTAACCGGATGCGCGAGTATTTCAAAGCGCGGATGCAAGGGGCTGAGAACGCGGGTGAAATCCCGATGCTGGCCGACGACGCGGAATGGCAGCAGCTTTCGCAATCGGCACGCGACATGGATTTCAGCAACACGATGCGCGAGACGGCGAAATACGTCGCTGCGGCGCTTGGCGTTCCCCTGCCCCTGATCGACAACGACGCCAGCACGTTCAACAACCTGGAGCAGGCCAAGGAACGGCTCTACACCGATACCGTTATACCGATCATGCGGGATGTTCTGGCATCGCTCAACACATGGCTCTTGCCGCGCTATGGCGACGGGCTGGAATTGCGGCTTGACCTCGACACCATCCCCGCTCTTGAGGCGCTGCGGGAGCGGATGTTCCAACGGGCAGTCACCGCATACCGCGAAGGGCTATTGACGCTACAAGAGGCGCGGACGCTTATGGGATACGAACCAGAGGCCGAAGGCGACTTCAAGCCAAGCGGCGGGGGCATGTTCGACATTCCGGCAGATGACATCAAGGCGCTGGCCTACGGTCTGGACCACGGATAATGCCGCGCAAGCCCGCATTCATCAGCCATAGCCCGGAGCGCGAGGCCGCTATCCAGTCTCGATTGCTGGACGTACTCGAAGCGCGTTTTCGGCGGCGCATTGCGGCAGTCGTGGCGGATGAAAGCCGACGCTATCTCACGGCGTATCAGGATCTCGGATACATCCCTGCACCGTCCGATGACGACTTTGCCGCGTTCCGGGCGCTGTATCAGGAGATCGGACTGACCACGGCGCGGACGTTCGGGGCGCGGGTTATCACGCAGGGCAAGTCGCTAGGCTATGACCTAGAGTGCAAGCAGGAGGGCGGCTTTGCGGCGCTGTTTCGCGCGATTGCATCACTCTGGGTAAATCAAGAGGCGATCCGGCGGCGCATCACCAACGTGACCGAGACGACGCGGGCGCGGATCGTGTCAGAAGTCGCCAATGGGCAGCGCGAGGGGCTTGGCGTTGCCGAGATTGCCCGCGACATTAACAAGCGCGTTCCATCCATATCGCGGACGCGCGGGGCGCTGATCGGCAGGACCGAAACCCACGGAGCAGCCAACTTTGCTATGCACGAGACCGCCAAGTCCACCGGGCTGGAACTGGAAAAGGAATGGGTCAGCACTGAGGACGCGCGGACCCGGCGTTTCGCGGGCAAGAACCCGGCAGAATATGACCATGTGGCGATGCACGGTCAAAAGCGCGACATGGACGAGCCTTTTGCGATGCCGTGGATAGGTGGCGATCCGATTGCAATCATGTTTCCCGGCGAGGCGGGTAAGCCCGGCGCGGCAACTATCAACTGTCGTTGTGCTGTGATCCACCGCGTTAAGGGGCTTGACGATGATGCAGCGACTAGCGTTGCAGCACAATCTGCCGTTCAAGGGCGGCCCATGACAATGGAGCAGGCAATCGCTGCAAGGCCAATTCTTTCCAGCGCTTATGCGGGTTCACTTGATGCTGCGCCAGAACTGGCGGCTCGGTTTGTGGCAAAAGCGCCTGACATAAACGGGATGATTTCAGGAAAAAAAGGCGCATACGCAACGCACGATAGAAAAATATCAATGGGTCGACACGTTAAGGGAAGCCCTGAATATGCGCGAGTTTTTCGACATGAGTTTGGGCATACGGTTGACAGAGAACTTGGCGCGGTTGATGGGAAGCTGTTTAAGTCATTTGATGCAATTCAAGACCTTGCAAAAGACACGGCAGAGCTTGAGGCAGGGCGAACCGGCATGTTTATGGGAGATAGGGATGGGTCAGCACCGTTAAGAAAACGAGTGAGCGAAAATCTGTCAAAATACTCAGATGAAAGGGTTGCGCTCATCAAGGATGCTGACGTTAAGGGGTTTGCAAATGACGCAAGAGCAGTAATTGAGAACATGACCCCACTAAAATATGACGATGTTTTGAAATTGTACGATGTGACGGACATAAGCCCAAACGTGGCTTTTGACTTTGCGGCAGCATGGAAGCAACGAGATGTCTATGAACTTTTGCATAAAATTGGTGTTACCTTAAAATCAAGGCCAACGCATAAGAGCGCATTCGCAGGTATGCAGGACACGTTTGAAGCCGGAACGGCTGGCAAAATAAGAATATCCTTTGGGCATGGGGAAAAGTATTACAAGGACAGGCTTCGGGCTGGGCCTAAACATAAAGAAGGCCGAAGAACCTTCGGCTACGGCTCGACGGCAGAGGCGTTCGCCAACTGGTTTGAGGCGTATGCAAGCCCAAACAAAGCAGATTATCAGATGTTTCAAATGCTATGGCCGAGAACTTCGCGGTCATTTGAAAAGATGTTGGAGGCATATGCAGATGGTTGATGACGAAACCAAAGTCTTGATGGAGTATCAATCTAAATTCGGGGACTTGCCGGATAGCCGAAGGATGTCAGACGATGCGCTGAGGGATATTGTGGAGTTGTGTCAGATGGCGATTGATAGGGGTTCAAGGTTGACAAGAAACGATTTGAAGTTGTCGGGAGAGGTTCCGATTGACGCGCTGTCTTGACGACTAAGGCGACACCGCCTAACCTACCATCACAAACTGACCTCCCTAAACTAGGCCGCCTTCGGGCGGTCTTTTTTTGTGCCATCGCCCATACTTTGCAACTTTGCAAAGGTGTGTTATACAGTTTGCAAAGGCCGTCGTGAGACGTCCGAAGCCCTTAGATGGAGCCTTTACATGCTGCGAAGCTACTCGCGCAAAGACGGCGGCGAACCGCTCGAAATCAAGCTGGCGCACGGGCTGACGATCAAGTCCGAAGGCGAGAGCGACGACTATCTGACAATCTCAGGCTATGGGTCAGTCTTTGGCAACCGCGACAACGGCGGTGATATTGTCATGCCCGGCGCTTTCAAAGAGTGCATCGCATCGGGTCGCAAACCCAAGATGCTTTGGCAGCATGACGCAAGCCAACCCATCGGCGTTTGGGATGAAATGTCCGAGGACGAAAACGGCCTGAGGATGAAGGGCCGAGTTTCCAAGAGGGGCAAGGGCGGCGAGGTCGCGGACCTTATCAAGATGGGCGCTATCGAAGGGCTTTCCATTGGATACCGCACCCAAGAGTACGAAATGGACCGCGAGAGCGGCAGTCGTAAGCTGACCAAGCTGGACCTTTGGGAAACCAGCGTCGTCACGTTCCCGATGAATGAATTGGCTGGCATCTACGCGATGAAGGCCGATGAGATTACAGAGCGCGACCTTGAACGCGCTTTCAAGAATATGGGCCACAGCAACCGCATGGCAAAAGCTATGGCGTGTGGCGCATGGAGGGCAAGGACCGACGTTCTACGGGATGTAGACGGGTCCGATCCTGAGCAGGCTCAACGGGACGTTGACGAACTCAAAGCACTCTTGACCGAAACACTGTCAAAAATGGAGGCTCACACATGAGCGATCTGGCAGAGATCAAAGGGCTTGTTGAGAAGATCAACCCGACCCTGACCGAGCTGCGCGGCGAAATCGACGCGCTGAAAGCATCGGCACCAACTGACGTTGTGACCGAAGAAAAGCACCAGCGCATGGCTGACGACATCACAGCCAAGCTGGCAGACATGCAGGCGAAGCAAGCCAAGCTGGAAGCGGCGATGAACCGTCCCGGCGCTGGCGAAGGCAAGGGCATGGACGGCGAACTTGAGCAGAAGCACAAGGACGCTTTCCGTCAATACATGGCAAACGGCACCCTGCCGGACGGCTTCAAGGCCGGGTCCGAGGGCATCGAAGTCAAGGCCATGTCTACCGACGTGAACCCGGACGGCGGCTATCTGGTGCGCCCGGAACTGTCCAACACCATCATGACGCGCGTCTTTGAGACATCCCCGGTTCGGCAGATTGCCAACGTGGAGCGCACCGGCGCGAAGTCCATCGACATCCTGATTGACGATCAGGAAGCGGCGGCGCGTTGGGTCGGCGAAGGCGCATCGGGCGGACAGACTGACACCCCGCAACTGGCGCAGAAGGTCATCGCGGCTCACAAGATCGAAGCTGACCCGCGCATGACGACTGAGATGATCGAGGACAGCTATCTCGACGTCGAAAGCTGGCTTGCTGGCAAGGTGGCAGACAAGTTTGCCCGCACTCAGAACACCGCTTTCGTTCTGGGCGATGGCATCGGCAAGCCTCGCGGTTTCCTGACATATGCGGCGGCTGCAACGGCTGGCACGTATGAGCGCAATGCAATCACTCAGATCAACATGGGTTCGGCGGCAGCGTTGAACGCAGATGGCCTGATTGCGGTGCAGAACGCTCTGAAAGAAGAGTACCAGGCGGGCGCGGTTTTCGGCATGAAGCGCACCACGTTTGGCGCGGCGTTGCAGCTCAAGGGCAGCGACAACTATTTCTTCAGCCCGGTCCTTCTGCGTGACGGCCAAGCGTCCATTCAGCTTCTGGGCAAGCCCGTTTCCTTTATGGACGACATGCCCGCAGTCGCTGCAAACGCTCTGTCCATTGTCTATGCGGACTTTGGTCGTTTCTACACCGTCCTCGACCGCGTGGGCTTGCAGGTTCTGCGTGACCCGTACACGAACAAGGGCTTCGTGACCTACTACACAACCCAGCGCGTAGGCGGCGACGTGACGTCGTTCGATGCGGCTGTGATCGGAAAGGTGGCAGCATAATGGCACAATTTGACATGCGCAATAACGCGGAGTTTGGGCTTGCCCTCTCCGCTACCCTGAGCGGGACAACCGCAGCGGCTGGCAAGTGGATCGACATGCAGGGCTGGGAGGCGCTGACATTCAGCGTTTCCACCGGCACTGTCACCGATGCAGGCACCACATCGGGCTTTTCGTTCGAGGTGCAGGAAAGCGACACGACCGCAGCGGCAGACGCCACGGCAGTCGCAGATGCTGACCTGATCGGCACCGAGGCCGCGCTGACCGTCACAAGCGACGACGCTGACGACACGCTGGTTGGATCAATCGGCTACGTTGGCGGCAAGCGGTACGTTCGGATCGTGGCGACCGGGACAACCGGGACCGATGCAGCCGTTACCGTCCATGCCCGCAAGGACAAAGGCGCGATCATGGCAACGGCAACAATCGACGCCGGCACAGCCGCAACCTGATCTTAGCAGCGGGCCGCTACGGTGGCCCGTCACTAAGCGCAGGGGCAGCACATGACAAACATCAACTGGTCTGCACTTGTGGACGCCACTGAGGACAACAAGCGGGCGGCTGACATGCTGATCCGCACCGATGATGGCATAGAGCGGCGCACCGGATACGATGGCGGCTGGCTCTACCTGCACGACAGCGTACACACATCCAGCAACAAACAATCCATCACAGCCGACACGCTCACGCATGTGACGATTGACGGCTTGGCGGATGACAGCACAACCGACTTTCGCCGGGGCATTCCTCTGGACGTTTTCGGCAACAGCAGCACAATCCAGCCATTTGCGACCGGCGAAGTCTACAACATCAACTTGACATTTCGCATTAGCAAGAGCAGCAGCACGGCGACCTTTGCTGAAATCGACGTTGGCATTGGCGCGGATTACAGTACCATGATTGCGCGGGACCGGCGGTCACTGACCAAGGGCAGCGGCATTGAGGATTTTCTATTCTTCAACGGTACGCTGTTTGTCACTGAGCCTTTCGCGCGGTACGGGGCGCGGTTCTTTATCCAATGCTCCGAAGATGTTATGCTCTGGGACAAGGCTATCATGCTGCAAAGGACGCACAGCCCATGACGCGGATCAAGATTTTACGCACGTTTCAAATCAGCCTTGACGGGCTAACCGTCCAAACTTGGGGGCCGGGAACTGAGCGCGACGTTGACGACGCAACGCTTGCAATCCTGATTGGCGAGGGCGCTTGCGAGATTGTGACCAAAGCGCACCTTGCGGCACCGGAAAACAAGACGCGCAAGCGGGGCCGGAAATGAGGTTCAACCGCAAGTCCGTTAACGTCACAGCCTCGGATGACGATCCGGCCATTTCACTGGCGGCGATCAAGCCGTTCCTGCGGGTAGATGGTGATGTAGATGACGACATCATCACTGCCTACATTGCCACGGCGACGGAGGCGGTTAAGCAATACCTGCGGCGGGCGCTGTTGACCGAGACCTTCGTATTCAAGGCGGACGGCTTCACAGATGCTTACGGCGACGACCGCCTTTTGTCGCTTGGGCCGGGCGTCCACACGGCATCCAGGCCCTATGTCCTGGGCGGCGGCGAAACGCTGGACCTGCCCTTTGCACCGGTGGCGTCAGTCACTAGCGTTGTGACCTATGACCGCGACAATATCAGCAGCACATTCAGCGCATCGCGCTATGGCGTGGATACAGAAAGTGGACGCATCTACCTGCAAGAAGGCGAGACGTGGCCTAGCAATCTGCGGGCGCAAGACGCGGTGCAAGTGACCTACGTCGCAGGCTATGGCTCAGGCAACATCCCCGCGCCTATCCTTGAGGCGATCCGGCTCTATGTGTCGTCGCTCTATGATGGGACATGCGCGGGCATCGACATGCAGATGAAGGCGCTGTTGGCTCCTTATCGGCGCATGGATGAATTGGCATGGTGAATTGCTGCGCCACATCCAAATACAACGCGCGGCAGCTACGCGAGGCCGTGACGTTCCAGCGCGTGACCAACACGCAGGACGATTACGGCGCACGGGTGCAGACGTGGGCGGCGATCACGGACGCACCAACGCGAGCGATGGTTAAGCCAATGTCAGGCGGTGAGCGTTACGCATCGGCGCGGACTGAGGCCACATCAACGCATCGGATCGTGTGCAGGTACTTTGCCGACCTGACCGAAAAAGACCGCGTGGTGATCCGGGGCCGGGCGTACAACATCCGCTTCATTGCGAATGTGGACTTTGACGACCAATGGCTTGAAATCAGTGCAGAACTTGGGGCGGCGGTATGAGTAAAATATCCGTTGAGCTGGTTGGCAAAAAAAACATTGACCGCGCCTTGGCGCAGGCGGCGGCGGATGTCAAAAGCGCCGTTGAAACCGCAGTCGTCGGCACGGCTCTTGAGTTGCGCGGCAATATCGTAACCAGCATCGCGCGGGGGCCAGCATCGGGCCGGACGTATCAGAAGTACAACCCGCGCCGGGTCCACACGGCATCCGCACCGGGACAACCGCCAATGACTGACACCGGGCGGCTGGCGAACAACATCTATTTTGAGCGACTTGGGGCCACAACGGCGGCGGTGGGCAGCACATTGGCGTATGCGGTTTACCTTGAGTACGGAACGCCAACAATCGCGGCGCGTCCGTTTTTCCGTCCGGCAGTCGAAGAAATCCGGCCTAAGTTTCTCAGGCGACTTGAGAAAGCCCTCGGAGACACATTGAGATGAACTTTGCAGCCGTATCACAAGCCGTGCGGGCGCGACTGGCGGGCGATGCAACGCTGTCGGCGCTGGTGACGTATGTCGGATACGACAAGCCCCAAGACACGCAGCCGGAAAGCAGCATCCCGTTCCCTTACACCATCATCGAGGACGTGGCTGGAACGGCGTGGGACACCAAAACCAGCGAAGGCGGGAACCAGCTTATTCAAGTGACGACCTACGCGCGGCCGACCGACACGCGGAGCGCGGTGGACATCGCAGACGCGGCGGCTCAGGCGGCTTATGACGCGCTGCATAGGTTCGATCTGGTCATAGCGGGGGCGCACACTGTGAACTGTCTATTCGAGGAAAGCCCCGGCAACATTCCAGATCCCGATGGGTTTACTCGATACAGGCCGATGACATTCCGCATCGTCTATGAGGCGGGCGAGTAACTTTGCAGTTTTGCAAAGGCGTGGTATAAGTTTGCAAAGCCAATGAAAGGGCAAAACGATGACAGCAGAGAGCGGGCGCGATCTACGGATCAGCTACAATAGCGGCTCAGGCATGGCGGTGGTAGCGGGAGCGCGTACCGACAGCCTGACATTCAACAACGAGGCAATCGACATCACCGACAAAGATGATGCGGGCGTCCGGACCTATCTGGACGACATCGGCGTCAAGAGCATGTCCCTGTCCTGCACGGGCGTTGCCAAGGCATCGACATTCGCAGCACTTGCGGCGGCGGCATCATCCGGCACGGCATTGCACGACTTTCAGGTCGAACTTGGCAGCTTCGCCACCTATTCGGGGTCGTTCTTCATCACGTCTTTTGAAGCGACGGGCGAACAGGCCGATACGATCACCTTCACAATGTCGCTGGAAAGCAGCGGCGCGATCACGGCGTCCTGATGAGCGTTTTTCGTGAAGTCCGAATTGAGTTGGACGGGAAAGAATACTGGTTCACCCCGTCCAACAAATTCCTGCGCAGGATCGACGCTGGCCTAGCGCCTCAAACGCTGTTGGGCGTTGTCGGGACAATGGACGGCAAGAACGTGCCGCTCCCTGCCCTTGCCTACATCATTTCAGAGATGGTGCAGGAAGGCGGCGGCAATGTTGACGAGGACGACGTTCTGGCATCGCTCTATGACGACCTGACCAACAACGGCGGGAACGGCATTGGTCCTCTTGTGCAGTGCATTGGCGATTGCATCACGCCACCGGGGCGACCTGAAAAAAACTTACCAGCCCCGGCGCAAACCGGGGACAAGAAAAAGTCCCGACGCAAATAGACTGGACTGGCATGTATGTCACGGCCAGAAGTTGGGGCATACAGCCAAGCGAGTTTTGGGCAATGACGATGGTTGAATGGTTCGCTGAGGCGCAGCTTCACCAGAAGCAAAACGAAGGTCAGAAGCCCGTCAAAGGCCATTTGTCAGACGCCGAGGTTGACCGCCTCAAGCTGTTGTTAGAGGACTGATATGGCGCTCCCAAAGCTACAGGTTCAAGTTACTGCGGATACCAAACAGGCCGAAGATGGTCTGAAAAAAGTATCAGGTGACATCGGACAGGTCGAAAAGGCGTCAACAAGGGCAGTTTCGGCGGTCAAGGCGTTTGCTGTCGGTCTTGCCAGCATTGCGACAGTTTCGGCTGTTTTCTCAAGGGCAGTTGCCGAAAGTCAGAAGTTTGAAACAACGATGTTTCGGATTGGCGCTGTCATTAAGGCGACCGGAGGCGTAGCAGGACGCACCGCTGACGACCTTCGCAGCTTCGCCAGAGAACTTGCAATGAATACGCTGGAAAGCACTGAGGGCGTGCTTGAGGCGCAGCAGCGTTTGCTGACATTCCGCAAAGTCACTGGCGATGTATTCGACCGGACAATTCGCGTAGCGGCTGACCTTTCGGCTGTTCTGGGTCAGAACATGAGCAGTTCCGCCATTCAGTTGGGGCGGGCGCTAGAGGACCCGGTTACTGGACTGACTGCGCTAACACGCAGCGGAACAGTATTTACCGACCAGCAAAAGGAAATGGTCAAGCAGTTGGTCGAAAGCGGCCAGCTACTAAAGGCGCAAACCTTCATTCTGGATGAACTAGAAGCGCAATATGGCGGCGCTGCGGTTGCGGCGGCGCAAGGCTATGCTGGTGCGCTAGATACTTTAGGCCAAAGGCTTCAAGAGTTTTTCCTTTCTATTGACGAAAACTTGGGGCTGACCAAGGCGCTTTCGGCAATCTACCTGACAGCATCCGAGGCGCTGCGC